GTAAATGTTTAGGCATTAGAAAACCACTTTATGTATTTTGTAATCAAATTTTTCACTATCGTAAACTTTAGCTCTTTCCAAGAAATGCTTCAATGCATAATTTTTTCTATTTTTATAAGAAAAATCATCTACTATGTCATATAAGTTGGCTTTATTTGAGTAATCGCCTATTCTTAAAACTCTTCCAATAGATTGCAAAGATCTAATTCTCGATTTTGTAGGCGAAACAAAAATAATATTATCTAAGTTTTTAATATTAACACCAGTAGAAAAAACTTTTACAGAAGCCACAATAATTGAACCTCTTTCATTTTCAACTTTTTTTCTAATCTCTTCTCTTTCTTCTGAAGGTGTTCCACCATATACAAAATATACATTTCTGTTTTTAATTGACTTTTCAATCATAGAATGTAAAATCTTGCCGTGGTCATCAACAAATTCAAAAAGAATCAAAGTAGTGTCATTTAATGTTTTTGTTAAGTTTGTTATAAATCTATTTCTTCTTTCGTGTTTAATTATGTATTTAACCTCCTCATCATATGTAGTTTCTTTCATTAACTTGCATTCATATTCAGGGTATTTTAAGCATATACAGTGTATGCTTAGTTTTGCCAAAAAATTATTATCAATTAACTCTTTTGTGGAAATAACAGAAAATACCGGACCAAGGTATCCTTCTAGTATCAATTGATTAACTTTTGTTCCATCTAAAGTTCCTGTCGTTCCTATTTTAATTTTAGTGTTTGAAGTTTTTTTCAATATTGAAGTTATAGAAGCACTTTTTCCTAAATGTGCTTCATCACAAATGATAACGTCAAATTGTTCAAACCAAACTTTTGGTAATTTATAGAGAGATTGCCAAGTACCTACTATTATATTTTTATTTGTATTTTTATCTTGTCCGCCATAAACTAAATGTATCTCACGATCAGTATTAAAGGTTTTATCGTTCACTGCATAGTCCGAAAAATCACTTTTCATTTGGTGTATGAGTGAAAGAGTAGGAACGATTATTAAAGTTTTGGTATTGAACCATCGGGTCAAAGTGTATATGGTAGCTGATTTACCTGAACCTGTTGGTGATAGTAATAAAGTTCTATTATTTTCGATTACGTGCTTAATACCTTTTATTTGGTAATCTCTTAGTTCAAATGGCAGCTTCAAATTATCAATAAATTCATTGAACTTGTCCAGATTGACTTCAATGCTTGAATCCGATTCATAGTCGAGAGTATAATCACGTTCCTTACAAAACTGTTTAAGGTAGTTCAAAAGGCCTATCGGCAAGGTGCAGTCCATCATATTGTAGAGACGAACATAACCATCCCACAATCTATTTTTGTAAGATGGTGTGAATTGAAATCCTTCTTGTCGGAATTTAAAATAGTCGGATAGCTCTTGGTGTATGTACCCTTCAGTACGTAACCTAAAAAATACTTCATCAATTTTTTCGAGTTGTATTTTAGCCATATGCTATATTTATAGCACATATTAGAAGCTAACTTCCTTGGCTAAACTTGATGAATTCTATGGCGTTTCTTATATTCCAGGTTCTTTGTTTTAAGTTGTCGAGAATTGAATGTAAGAAATCGATTTTTTCTTTTTGATAGGCAATCTTCTGATTGGATTCTATAATTTTTTTGTCTGACTGTAAATACACGTCAATGTCAGATTTTAATACTCTTTTATCAAAACTATCTAGTCCCAGTTCTCTTAATTCTTCAGGAGAAATTTTTCCATTGTAGTATTCCCATCGAACTTTATAAAGAAGTGAATGATCACTTTCCATCTTCTTTAGTAGAAGTTTTTCTCTAGTGTATATTTTATAATATTTGTTGTGTAATTCTGGAATCTTTAGACTTTCTGTGGCTAGATCGGAACGATCAACCTTACAATCATTACTCCATAATTCTTCAATTTTGTCTATTTCCATATTTTTATAGATCATCAGATATTGTATAATAACTATATCTGAAAGATACTACGGATGTCAAGAGAATAGTTTCGGAATTTGAAGCATCAATGTCAATACCTGATAAGCTAATAGGAAATGCGTCCACAAAAGTGTATCGTAAAAGTGGATTACCCTGACTACTGGAAATTATTAAATCTATATTTGAGTAAATATTTCCTTGTCCAAATGGCCTTTGTAATGGATATGTTTTTCCTGTAATATCTTTGTCTAATCCTGATTTAAGTTTTACATACTGTTCAAAGTTTTGAGGAAAATTTAACCCGTGTATCCACATGTAAAAGTCGTACCAGTTTTTTAAACCCTCTTGTACTAAAAAGGTCATTTCTAGATTTGAATATTCCAAACTAGTACCTGGCAATTGTATGGCATTGAATAAGTTTTCTTGTGTTACTACGCCAGAAACTATTTCTGGGATATTTACTTTTTGAATGAAGAATGAGCTTTCTTGCAATCTTGGAATGACAACAGCAAATGTCAATCCGTTTTGGAAGTTTTTAGTTGTTAGACTACCTCTCATATATTTTTTATTTTATAATATTATCTGTGTCAATTATTTATGCACAAAAAAAATGAGAGCAGTATTTCTACCGCTCTCATTTACTAATCACTCGATAATCAGGATATTACAGAGAAGTAATAGCCATCTTACGGAAGAACTCGTTAGAGTTAGCAACGATACTACCGTTACTATTACCAGCAAAGTTGCTAAATGGATGAGCAACGATACCATAACGAGTCTTGAACGCAATCTTTGGTTGGAATTGGTTCTGATCCACAGCCCTCATCATTTGGAGAGGAACATAAGGACAGTAGAACAATCCAGCATCATAAGGATTTGCACCCTTATAACCAACAACCAAGAAGTTTGAACCTACAACATAAGGATCAATATAAACCTTGAAACGTCCATTGAGAACACCAACAAAAGTATCACCAGTGTCATCAACGTTCAGGTTATCTTTGAGGTTTGTACCATAGTCAAGAAGTCCAGCGGACGAAAGAGCCGAAGCAACGTCCGAAGTACAAACGATCCAGTTACCACGACCACGACGAGTTCTCTTGGCAATTGTGTTTGCTTCTTTTTCAAGATGGAACATCAAACCTTTGAACTTTTCAACTAACCAACGACCATCGGTGTCATTGTCAAGATCAATAGTTCCAGGAACTGAAGTATAAGTAGCACCAGGAACAGCCGATACGTAAATGGTACGGATGAATTCACGGTTGATTTCAGCAAGAATTTCACCAGAAAGAATGTTTGCCAATTCGCTCTCGGCATCCAATCCATGAACCGCACGAAGATCATCCGCAAGTTCTGTGGTGTATTCAGCTTTAAGAGCACGAGTCTTAGCTTCCACTGTGAGCTTATCAATGCTGAAAGCCATTTGTGGAATTATGTTATCTTCACCCTGTGCTGTTGGCATCGCAGTACCAACATCTGCCATTGTGATGGCCAGAGGATCAAGAGTTGCATTATGTGTTCCAGTACCCGAGAAATCTGTGTCTGCTTCAAAGTGAAGTGCTTCGGAACCCCCTTGTGTACTATACTTGCTTTTAAGCGCAAATATCAGTCCTGTAGGTGCGTTCATTGGCTGAACACCAGCAACATCGAATGCCATAAGACGTGGAAGAACACGACGAACGAGAGAAATAAGAACAGGATCATAACCCTTCAAGTTAGGGTTAGCGTTTGGAAATCCACCAGTTGAGTTCACTGCTGGAGCCTCATTCAACATTCTGGCTTCATTCAATGCACCCTCGGAGGAATAACCACCGTTGACCAATTTCTTGTTTTCAATCGCTTGGTTTTCAAGAACAACCGACATGGCCATTCTCTTGTAACGATCTTTGACAGGAATCACTCCCGATTCGTTGAGGTCGAGAACCCTCTCCCACTTTTTCATCAGCTTGGGAATGCTGACTTGTGTACTCAAAATCATTTTTTCTTAACTCCTAAGTTATTTTTAAGTTAATTCATACAAATTATTTATAAATTTCTTTTTTTGAAAGCATCAATATATTGTTCGACCTCATAATTTGACTCGCCAGTTTGTTCTGTCAAGTTCATGCCACTGGTTATCATTCTTTTATTTGCAGTTTTGTTTCCACCCTTTGCAAAAAACGACTTTTTAATTGTTAGAACTTTTTCTGCAAAATCCTTTTTATTTGTAAAGGCCAAATTTTCCGTTAAGGACACTAATCTTTCGCTATCGGAAGATGTCAAACCTTCACAAGCCCTTTTGACGATTAAACTCTTTGAAGTTTCCTTTAGAGTCTTTGTCAAATGAATATTCTTTTTGTTTTGTTCATTCAGTCTATTTTCCAATTCTTTGGTTCTCTTAGTGAGACCTTTTACAAGATCTTTCTTGTTCTTTGGAACTTCAACATAATGCTTTTCAAAGAGATCTTTCATTCCGGACATAAAGTTTTCTGCTATTCTCGATTCAATTGAACGATCAACAGCTACTTTATTTTCTTTGAGCCATTCCGAAACTGCATAATCCAGATATGAAGAAAGTTTATTAACAATCCTATCTTCTTTCAACTTGCTCTGCTTTTTGTATGCAATTTTATACGCTTCTCTGATCTTTTCTCTTTCCGATGCAATTTTTTCTCTGACAACAGCTTCAAAAATTGTGGCGGTTTTTCTCTTGAATCCTTCGGAAAGTTTTTGACCCTTGAATAGAGTGTTTAGACTTTCATGCATTTCTTTCTTCTCATCTTCTTCGGAGCCATATGCTTCCTTCATTTCTTCTTCGTCTTCGTGACTAGATTCATGCATTTCTTTCTTTTCATCTTCTTCGGA